TCTGTTAAATCAAAATCTGTGGAAAAGGTTTGTTGAGGCATTTAAGAAGTAGAAGGTAATAATATTTGGTCTAATTCATTTTCTATTTGTGTAACATATTTAGGATCAACAAGCCGGATAAGTTTTTTCCCTTCATTTATATTATATGCCTGTTGGTCTGCATAAACTACTGTAGCACCATTATCTATATTGTTTAAATAAGTTTGGTAATCAATTGTTGCGCCATATTGGTCTTGATAATGATCCACAGTAGTTTGTGCTATTGCAACCGAACCATAATTTTTTATTAACCAGGCTTGTAAAGCTTCATATGATAAAGGCCAATCCGTCCAAATATTGTAAATATTATTTGCTAAACAAACTACCCAAAAATATAAAGGAGAACCATATAATTTGGAAGCAATAATTTCAGGTGTTTCTCCTTCTTTAACATGATAGGGATAAAAAATTAATAAATTAGAAAATAATTTTTTTATAAATCTAGCATTATGAATTATATTAAGGACAAGTACATTGTTATTAGGTGTACCATCTATATTATATGTAATTTGGGGAAATTTAGTAAAATAAGGTGTGGCCATTAAAAACCTTCCAATATTCGGTTTTTTGTGATAATTTCGATTTCCTTGAAACGAAGAGATAGGTTGGTCTCTACAGACATTCCATTAATATTTCCAGGCCTAAAAGCAGACCAACCTCCAGATCCTGTATAATTTATACTAACTTCTGTACAAGCACATGTAGAAATTTTATTGATAAAAGTATTTGGTTTTCCATTGCTCCAAAATTCAATATCAAATGTGGCCGGCCAAAGATAATATCTTGCAGTATTTTTGGCTACACGAGTCTCAGGAGCCGAATAAAATTTAAAAGCCTTAATAATATTCGATACCGATATTGCTTCTGGTTCTGATCTAGGAGTAAATTTAAAGTCAAATTGATATTCCCTAAATCCAATTGAACGAAATAACATTTCCGTATTTGGATTTCTTGCCGCACGAGTTTCAAATTCAGCAGCCAAAAGAGGATCTAAATCTATACCTAATTTATTTGTTGTAAAATCTTTGGCACTTTCTAACATACCTGCCATTGTTCCGAGTGCACCTTCTGATAAAGCACGAACAATATCACCTTTTACCAAAGCCTTTACAACACCACCCGTAGCTCCAAAATCGGTAGCATCCCATTGTGTTTGATATGTGGTTTGTACCAAAGGTGGAATATAAAGTGCAATAACCGTACTCACCCTATTAGTACCAATTGCACTAGGAGTATTTGTTGTTACATTTCCTGATTGATTATATGTAGCTTGAGCAGGCTGTCCATAACCTAATTGGGTTCCACTTATTATTGTTCCCCTATTTGATGGTGTAGGTGATACATTTGTTCCATTAATATTTTGAGATAAACCTCCTGTTATATTTCTATTTCCTGTAAGAAATTGTGTTTGGTCATTTTCATTAATATAAAAAATTATCATGTGATTTTCTCCAGGATCAGTGGATAAATCAATAGGATATATAAAATTAGTTACATTATAACCATTACTTTCCAAAACATTTAATGGGTTTGCCGTATTGTTTATATTATTAATGTTGCCTGAAGGTAAAGTTGGTGACATATCTCTAAATATATTTATAATGGCGTATAAAGGTTCCTTTTATCCTACAAATCCACAAAAATATAAAGGTGATCCATCTAAAATAGTTTATCGCAGTATTTGGGAACGTAATGTCATGAAAACGTTTGATCGAAACCCAAATATTTTAATTTGGGCGTCAGAAGAATTATTTATTCCATATTTGTCACCTATAGATGGAAAAAGACACAGATATTATCCAGATTTTCTTGTTAAGGTAAAAGATAAAGATGGAAAAGAACAAAAATATGTAATTGAAGTTAAACCATTATCCCAATGTTATCCACCAAAATTACCTAAATCAGGAAGAAAAACAAAAAGATATCTTGAAGCATTAAAAACTTATGCTGTAAATGAATCTAAATGGAAATTTGCACGTCTTTGGTGTTCAAAAAATGGATACAAATTTAAATTAATGACTGAAAATATTTGTACCTAAATATTATTGTATTAAGGAATAAAAGAAAATATATGCCTGATTCTATTCTAGATAGAGTTAGAAAAACATTAAGGGCTCAGCCTTTGCACAAATCGATAGAAGCCTCTATAAGGTGGTACCAAAAACAAATCCGTGAATTATCCGGATATTCAGGAGATCCACATTATTCAAGAGGAACAGCTTTACGTGCCGATTTATTAGGAGATGAAAAAAGATCTAAACAAAGTTCATTTCAAGGATTTATGTATCTTTTTGTTTATGATCCTAAACTAAAAAAAACATTACCTTATTATGATAAATTTCCACTTGTATTTCCCATACAATATTTTGATGATTCTTTCTTAGGAATAAATTTACATTATCTCGGATATAGAAGTCGGTTAATGTTATTTTACGAATTAACGACTTTATTAAATAAGCCTCAATTAAATCCAAGAGCTAGGATAATTTTAGCTTATAAAGCATTAAGAAATATGGCACGCTTCAAAGCTTTTAAACCATGTTTAAAAAAATATTTAAATAGGCATGTTATGTCCAATTTTGTTAAAATCGAAGCCCCTGATTGGGAAACAGCCTTATTTCTTCCTGTAGAACATTTTTCTAAAAAACCGAAAACATTTGTATGGAATGAATCTGAAAAAATTATTTCGGGTGCTTTATCTCGTCCTTCAAAAACTGTTAATACAAATGGATTACATTCAAAAGAGTAAAACAAATGACACATTCTCAAGAAATCCGAAATTGGAAAGATATTCATAATGGAATAATATTTTATGGATGGGGAAAAGTTGCACCTTTAGATTTCCCTGAAATGGAAGCATCAGGTGGTTATGGACATGGATTTTGGTTAAAGATCAATGATAATTTATTATATAGTTTTGAAGGTAATTGTTATTGGTTAGATATAACAGAAAAAACTTGGTTTGAGGAATTTCATATAGTTGATAAAAAAAGATTAATGGAGAATCTAAGAAATGGCATCTGTCCAAGAAATTCTTTCGCAAATTAATGATGCCGGTGGTTTAGCAAGACCAAATAGATTTGCCGTTCAAATTACTCCGCCTCGTTTAACTGATATTATAAATAATAATCAATCTCTAATTACTCAAATAACGGCATTACAACAAGCACAAAATACAGGACAAAGTCCTCAATCTTTGGGAATTCTTCCTAATTATTTTTCTCAAATGGGAATAGACCAAACTGATTCAGCCACTCGTTTAGATTTTATGTGTTGTAAGGCTGAATTACCCAATAAAACATTTAATGCAACTGATGTAAGAACCTATGGTGCATATTTCCAAATGCCTTTTGTGGATGTATATTCTACTATTCCTCTTATGTTTATTGTTGGGCATGATATGTTTGAACGTAATTTTTTTGATGCCTGGATGTATACCGTGCAAGATCCAAGTACATCAGATTTTAATTATGTTAATGAATATGCTTCAACTGTGGATATATACCAATTGGATGAATTTGATATCGCTACTTATGGAATAAGATTATTTCAGGCATGGCCGTTAACTCAAGGGGAAATGACTCTTGAATATGAAGAAATGAATTCATACCATAAATTACCTGTTACATTTACTTATCGAAAATGGATAAATCTCCTCGTAAATAGTGGAACTCCTACATCAATAAATCCCGCCGGCGGACCACCAGCAAGTTTTGAATCGACAATTTTCCCTCAAGGAACTAAATAATATAAAGGAAATCAATGCTTCCCAAAGTTAAAACTCCCCAATACTCTTTGATATTACCATCATCTGGAAAACAAATACTTTTCCGGCCATTTACGGTTAAAGAAGAACAAATCCTTTTGATGGCTCTCGATGATAATGATGATGTCCAAATACGTGCATTACGGCAAGTAATAAATAATTGTCTTTTATCAGGTAATTTAGATGTAATGAAATTACCTATTTTTGATATTGATTATATTTGGCTAAAATTACGTAGTAAATCAATAGAAGAAGTAGTTACTATTCCATTTGAATGCCGTAATCGTTTACCCGAAGGTGAAAAAAATAAAGATGGAAATGATTATTGCGGTACAATTGTAAATGTGCCTGTTAATTTAGATAAAGTTGAAATTAAAAAATTTCCAGAAAATAATCCAAAAATCGAATTACAAGATGGAATTGGAATATTATTACGATATCCAACATTTGAAAATTTTGAAAAATTAAATAAAGCTCTAGAAACTAATGGTGTGGAAGAATCACTGGAAATTATTATGGATTGCGTACAAATGATTTATGAAAGTTCAGGTAAAACATATGAAGCGGAATACATTAATCGAGATGAGTTAAAAGAATTTTTCGAATCCTTATCTCAAATCCATTTTTCTAAAATTATGAAATTTTTTGAAACTTTACCTGTTGTACGGCATGAAACCCATTTTAAATGTCCTAAATGCAAACATGAAGTGGATATAATAATTGAAGGAACTAAAAGTTTTTTAGCATCGGACTCCGTCAAGAATCTTTAGGAAATTTACTATTAACAAATCATGCATTGATGTTACATTACCATTATTCATTGACGGAATTAGAACGAATGATTCCATGGGAAAGAAAAGTATATGTGGAACTTGTTAACCGTTGGGTAAAAGAGGAACAAGAACGAATAGATAGGAAACAAAAACATGGAAAATAATACTTGGATAGCAAAAATATTCGATGCTCTTTCTTTATCGGGGGCAATTATTTTTATGTTTTTTGTGTTAACTTGTTGGGGTATTGCTACCAACCAAGAAAAAGTTTGGACAAATGGTCTTACCGCATTAACAACTTTCGTGGCACAAAAAACATTAACAAAGAAAAATGGAGATACTCCATCTGCAACTCCTAAAAGTGAAGACCCTCGGTAAAATAATTATGTTACATTAAAGGAAATTTAAATGCCTAATAACCAGAGCGGCAATAAAAATTTAGATCGGTTAGAAATTAAAAAATTTGATTCCGATATTAAAAAACTAGCCATAAAAATCAAAAAATTACAAGAGGAAGATCCTTCTCCAAAGAAAAAGAAATCGGGTAATTTTTTGGAACGCCACGGTTATGGAACTGAAGAATTAATTGATTCACTTACATCTAAATCTCCTTTAATTGGTTTAGGTATAAAATACCTTCTTGAAAAAAAGAAAAAAGAAACCAATAAAAAATCTTTATTGGAAGCTATGGACCAATTTAATAATTTGGTCGAACGTAGAAAAAAATTAGCCGATATACGTGAAGCTGTTTTAGATATTCCAATAAAAAGATCCCGAAAACGTGGAAAACAATATGAATATGAAGATG